AAGAGCTCTTCATCCATTCTAATGCTTTTTTGAATGGCCAAGAGACAATTTTCCAAATCCATTTTATAATTTTTTTTACCATATTGTCCTCCGTCATAATTAGTGGTGTATGTCCACAATCACAATAGTTACATTCTATAACACCTCTGTGTCTATGTCCACAATCTACACAAATGTTAATCATGTTTTTTCTCCTCAATTTCGTAGAAAAAATTGTCAGTATCTTCAGTAATCCACTGTCCAGAGTCCTCTACGTTCCACTCTGTTGTTTGCACTTTCCAATCAGGCACAGTCTTTTTAACTGTAAAAGAAGGTATATCCCAAATTAGTCTATTGTTTGGTTGTGCAGCATAATTGCCATCATTTAATGCAAGTATGTGAGCGCACTTGTGTTCATGCGGTATCTCTGAATGATCAGTATCTATGATGTTAGCCTCTGGGTGTGCAAAGTCAATAGTAAATAAATATTTTCCTCTATGCCATTTTTTATCTTTACCAATATATTTACCTGATTGTGAAACTAAAAAATCCCAACTAGTAACAGCAGGATAATAGCTAAAACAATTCCATAACTGAAGTTCATCAAGTCTACGTTTAGGAACATCTTCCGCTCTAAAACCTCTCTGTATGAAGGCAGATATCGGGAGACGATAAAAGACAGCGCCATTCTCCATAATCGCATGGAATAAAAGAGCCCGGCCTTCAAGAGCAGATACACCGAAGATAATACAATCTTCAACTTCTCCATGATGTTTTTGTAAGTCATATAAAAACTCCCTTCTTATTTGTGCGTAAGTTGCTGGTATGTTTGCATTTAAGTAAGCCATGCTTGCATACTATCATCAAAGTCTCTGTAGTCTATCGTTATTTCGTCACCTATGTTTATATCTTTTAACGCAATGCCATCATCATTTACACTAGGATCAGTGCTATGATTTAAATATTTTTCATTATCAATACCCATAACAAACATTTTAGACCCTAACTCTCTTTCGTAAGAATGTGTGTCAATAAACTTAGCAAGAGCTAAAGGCATACGAGGTAAGTTTTCACTGTTAAATTCTATTTCAAATTCAGGTCTCACTTCTTTTATTTTTTCACCTTTCTTTGCATTTTCTTTTGCAAAGACTCCCACCCCATGTATTTTACTTTTATCAAGATATGTATCTATTAATAACATTTATTACTATAAATTTTATTTAATTCAGGAAAATATATCATAATATTATTTTTAAATTTTTTAAGATCTTCAATTTCATTGACCAGAGGTTGCCCGGCTAAATTTAAGGATGTGTTACCCAGCATTGGAATTCCAGTTATTTTATAAAATTCATTTATCAAAATATAAAAATAAAAGTTTTGATTTTTTGTTACGGTTTGCATTCTACAGGTATTATCCACATGAGTTATACCCGGTATATTAGTTTTTTTCACTTTAAAAACATAAGACATAAAAGGAGTTTCTTCTTTTGATTTCATATCAAACCACTCTTTTGTTTTTTCGTGGAGAACTGTCCCTGCTGTTGGCCGAAACCACTCTCTTCCTTTTAATAAATTAATTTTTTCTTTAGCTGAGTGATCTCTTGGATCAAATAAAAAAGATCTATTGCCCAAAGCTCTTTTACCCATTTCATTTCTTCCTTGGTATATTCCTATGATATTTTTTTCTGAAATTAATTTAGCTACATCTGCAGGTGTTACTGTTTGGCCATCTTTTATAGGTAAAACTTTATAGTCAGGTGGATCACCTAAAAACAAATTTGTAATTTTTTTGTTACTAAATTTATTTTTGTTAGCGTGCCATTGAGCGGCCCCCATGGATAAACCACTATCATCAGCGAATGGATCAACATATAAGTTTGGACAAATATCTAATATTTTAGAATTTAAAACAGTGTTCATAAACACTCCGCCAGAGACACATAAATTTCTATTTTTATTTTTTATAATATTTTTTACATAATTTAAAACTATGTTTTCTAACTCTCTTTGAGCTACAACCGAACCTTCTAAAGCATTGTTTCGTCTAATAATTTCAAAAAAATCATTTTGTATAAATTCGAAATGATTAAATTTATTTTTAAAAAAAGAAAAGTTGTTCAATACTTTTCTGTCCCCATAACTAGAGAGCCCCATCACAGAGCCAGGTTCTTTTAATTTAAAAAGAGATTGAATAGTTTCAAAAAAGAATCCTAGACTCAACGTGTTTATGTAAACATCTTTACCTACTACCTTTTCTTTGTCTGAACTCCACAACTGAAATATTTTTTTAAATTTATTTTTATTAAAATAATATAATGAGACACTCTCATGGGCGAATATTTTTTCTTCTTTAGTGTGGCTACCATTTCCATCCGCAACTAAAACATAAGATTTTTTTAAACCTGAATTAAAAAATGCAGAACACGCATGAAAAAAATGATGTTTGTTACTTTCCATAATTAAATCTTTGTATGTAATATTTTTTTTATTTAAAATATTTTGTAAACTATTTTTAATTAAACTATCCTCTGAAGAAAAAGAGAACACAAAAATTATTTTATCAAAATATTCGTTTTTATATTTTTTAAAAAGAACAGACCACTCATTAGTTTTTTTCTTTTTATTTATTCTTTCAGCTTCTTGATAATAAACAATCGTATTGTTATCTATTTCACATATGGATGAGTTGTGAGAATCATGCATGGACAATATTCTCATTTTATTGAACCCCAGTTAGGACCAGACTCATAGTCTACTTTGTTTGGTATTTTAAGATCAACCGCATTTTCCATAATATCTTTTATTTTATCTGCTATAACTTTGTGAGGTATTGATATATCAAGTTCATCGTGAACCTGAATATGTGGTGTAATACCTTCTTTATGTAACTCCAACATAGCTTTTTTTGTCATGTCAGCTGCACTACCCTGAATTAATTTATTTAAAGCTTTGTATGTAAAAGCTCTACGTGTAGGATTGTTGTGCCAATAATTTTTTTTTAAATTACCATCTTTGTCTTTTAAAAATTCACCTTCATCATCTTTTAAATGTGGACCCATCTTTTGTAAATCCTCCATACGTTCTTGATCTTCTGGTGGAACATATTTACCCCAGTCAGATCCACGAAGTATAGGCTCATACTTTGGAAAACGACAACGTCTATTTAATAAAGTTTTTATTTGTCCTCTGTTAGAAGCAGCTTTCATAACTTCATTCATCAATTGTTTTACAAATGGAACTTTGCTATGATATTTATTAAAGAGCTCTTCTGCTTTGTATTTACTTACACCTAACTCTGCTTGTAGTTTTGCTTTACCCATACCATAAAACAAACCTAGATTAATTACTTTGGCCTGATCTCTAGGTATCTCTGCCATCTCAGCAACTATTTTATGAAAGTCTGTTGATGGATCAGTATCGTAAGAGTCAGCTATTGGATTAACAGAGGCTAGTCCATATCTTAATGCATAGTGTGCAACAAGTCTTGGTTCCTGTTGCGAGTAGTCAAAACAACCCCACTCACATCCTTTCTCAGGTATAAATAAAGATCTAATCAAAGGCCCTGTGTCCGGATCTCTTGCAGGTATTTGCTGTAGATTAGGATTAGAATAACTAAATCTACCGGTGACCGTTCCACCATCATCAGATCTAATTTGATTTATTTCTGCGTGTATTCTACCCCGGTATTCATGTTTTAAAATAGTATCAATAAATGTAGTGTTAACCTTGTTTATCTTTCTAGCCTCTGCTATCTTTTGTATGATTGGATTTTTATGATTAGACAGGAAGTTTTTTGTAAATGAAGGTTCACCAGATTTTGCAGTTCGTTCGTAAGATAATTTTAATTTGTCAAAAACTTTGGCAATCGATCTTGCAGCCCATATCTGAGTATCTATTCCTGTTTCTATTTTCACTTGGTGTATTAGGCGTTCTTCTTTGGTGGTTAATTCTTTTTTTAATTGATTGGCTCTATGAACGTCTACACGAACTCCGAGGAACCGCATATCAACTAAACAAGGAAAAAGATCTGTCTCAAGATTAAATATAGATTGTAAGTCTTGCTCTATTATTAATTTTTTAACATGTTGCCATAATTTAAAAGTTAGCTCCGCATCTTTTTCAGCGTATGTTCCAACCTCTTGTGCTGGCAGTTTCCACATTTCTGCTTTTGCATCTAATCCTCTTTGCTTTGCTGCTTCTAACAAAGCTCTTTCATTTTTACCTTCGTTTAAAAAATGCCAAGATAAAGTATTTAATGTGTATGAAAATCTGTTTTCATCTAATAAAGAGCATGCAATCATAGTATCAACGACTAAACCATTGATATTTAGCCCTAAACTACGTATCCAACTAACGTCATACATGGCGTTGTGAAATATTTTTGTGGCAGGACAACTTAAAATATCTTTAAACCATTCTAAAGTTTTCTTTCGATCCATGTTAGGACCAGACGCATGAGCTATAGGAAAATACCAACTATCATTGTAGGTGGCTACAGAGATACCAACTATCTCACCATTACCAACCACAGAGCCAGAGCCTTTTGACTTTAAATCAGGATCTCTAGTCTCCAAGTCTATTGCAATTTCATCGTAAGATCTAAGATCAGGATACTCTGTTGGTTGCACCCACTCAGTTTGTGGTATAATCATTTTTTCTTTTCGTCTTTTATTTTAAGTAATTCTAGTTGACAATAATGTATTATCTTCTTTATGTCTTCTGTTCCACCTTTACGTTCATAGCGGCAAACGTATTTTATAACATTCCCCTGAAAAAATGATAAATTGTTTTTTGAAATAAACTCATAAGGTTGTATTGGAAACTTGGTATAGTGATTACCACCCACTTGAGTATATTGTGGAAACGCTTCGTCAAATATATCTTTTGTTGTCATAGTTGATATTCCTTTATTTTCTTTTTTGCTTTTAGTTTGTATAGATTATTACGTGCTCTTGTAATCCCCACATACCATACTCTATGCTCCTCATCTTGTTTGTCAACACTTAAACTAATACCGTTTTTAACTTTTGATCCCTGGTGCATGGATAAAATTACATTGTCTCCTTCTCCACCTTTTGCTGCATGAATAGTTGATAACCAAATCCTAGCAGGTTCATCTAACTTTTCGTTTGTTGATAAAAGATTACGTAAGTATAGAATCTCTTTTTGATCTTCGACAAATTTATCAAACCATGGAATCTTATCATCCCAGTTACCATTTGGTATGTAGTCTTTAACTTCTTGTATTTCTTTTTCATCTAGCTCACCTTCGTTTCTCCATTTAGTGTAAGCTACAGCAGCTTTGTACAAACCAACTTTAAAACTTTTACCTTTGTTACTTTGATAATAATAATTTTTATTTTTTAAATCTTTCATTATTTGCAACAGATTAGATTTAGTTCTAGTAAGAATTAACCATTTACCTTTTGTTAAGTCTACTTGATTAATATCAGCTATCGTTTGACAATCTCCCTCGTAATCTCTGGGATCGTAGTATTTGTATTTTCTAACACCTTGTATTTTCATTATTGGAAAATTAGATTCTAGTTGCACTGACACTGATACTCTTCTTGATTGTCTTAAAACTATTTCTTTTGCAGGCTCCTCTACAAATCTTTTAACATCTGCACCAGCCCACGCAAAGATAGCTTGATCATCATCACCTGCTAGATACATGTGTTCTGTGTAGTCTTTTAATTTATCGTACAACTTCCATTGTAGTGGAGATAGATCCTGTGCTTCATCTATAAATATGGCTTTGAATTGTGGTATTTTATCTGAGTCTACTACTCTTTTTATCATGTCATTAAAATCTACGAGTTGATTATTTTCTTTATATTTTTTTAAATTTATAGAAATATGTTTTAGAGTGTCCCAATCTATTTCTTTTCTATCATGTTCGTTCCTATCAAACTCTTCTCTAATATCTATATCTTTGTTAATAGATCTTTGTATCATTTGAAAATATGGATTATTACAAGTTAAAAAATGTGTCTCTTCTTCGTTATATTTATCTGAAAAAGAAACTCGTATTCCTAGTTGTTTACCTAATTCTTCGTAATGATATGGTTGCATTATGTCTTCGTCACTTAAACCTAGCAAGTGATAACAAAAAGCATGTAAAGTTTGAAAGTATGGAACTTTAGATTCAGATACACCAATTCTACTTCTAGCCTCGGCTGCAGCTTTTTTTGTAAAAGCAAAGTATCCTATTTTGTGGTAGGGCACACCTTTTCTAACATAAGCCTTAACTCTTTTTATTAGTCTGTAAGTCTTTCCTGTACCAGGTGGGCCAAAAATTTTATTGATCTTTTCCATTGGCTTTTTTAAATGTGTCAGTTAAACGTCCCTTCCATCCATAGTTACCAATGTGTGTGGTTTCTCCGTCAGCTACTCCGTAAAATTTAAAACCAGATTTTCTAATTAGATTACAAAAGTTAACATCCTCACCCCACCAGTTTCCATTTTTATCAAATGTGGTGTCCCAAAAATTATAAAAATATTTATTAGCTTTTTCTGATACTATTTCTTTTTGTTTTATTTTTAGATTTGGATAATCTTTAATTAATTTTTCATAAACTTTTCTGTGGACTAAAGTTAGGCCTGCAGGTCCTTTTGTTAACTCAACAAGTCCTTTTTCATCTATGTAAATGTCACTTGGGTCTTCAAACTCTACAGAAAATTTTAAAGTTTGGTCTTGAGTTTTCTTACGATAGGGCACACAAATGGCGTCTTTTTGAGCTAAAATCATCCTTCCTACCACCTCAGGTTCAAACTCTACATCTGCATCTAAATTTAATTGATAGTCATACTCTGTTTCTAAAAACATAGCTGCTAAAACATTTCTACCATATGCAACATATGGACATTTAAAAGTTTGAACAGTTGCTTTTATTTTTGCGGCAGTAAATTTATCCATAAGTTTTATTAAAGATAAACAGGTGCCAACTTGCATTGTGTCATATGCAGGCATTGATATACATACACTTGGTGTCTTCATACTATATTCTCCTTGTTTTCTGATTCTATAAGTTCGTCTGGTATTTCTTCTTTCTGTAGTCCTTCTTTAGGAAGTTTTAAAACTCTAATTGGTGGAAAAGAATCTTCGTTCTCACCTTTTGGAAATCTTTTTTTACAATCAAAGTCTCCATTAAAATATTGTTTAATCATGGTAGCCGTTCTGGCTCTTTCCTTGGTCCAGTCTCCTCTTTTTAATTCATCATAAAATTTATCATAAATAAAATAGTAAAAACCATCGTCTTCTAAAACAGCCCCTGTTTTAAAAGATGCATAGGTTCCAGCTTTTGGTCCGTTAACAAAATCAAATAATTCTTTCTTCAACATATCCATAGGATTAGTTCCAGCCGGTGGTTTAATTGTTTCCATGTTAGCCCACAAAGTATCTAAAATAGTTTGATATTCATTTTGTTTTAGTATCGGTGGGAATATTGGTGTTTGTTCTGCTATCAATGCCCGCATCTCTTTCATCTCTGCTATTTTTTTAATATGTTTAGCATGTATCTGCACAACTTTACCATCTGCTAAATCTACGTTTAT